AGCTGGCGGTGGCCCGTCTGGCCGTGCTGACCGTGGCGGCGATGGGCGGGGATGCCCCCTCGGCGGTGCTCACCGAGGTCCGTCAACTGGAGGACCGGCTGGGTCTGAACCCGGCGGCGATGCAGCGGCTGCGGTGGAAGATCATCTCTCCTGAGGAGGGCCGGGGCGAGGCCGAGGTGGTGCCGATGGTGAAGGTGCGGCGTGTGAAGGCGGTCGACTGATGCCCTGGCGCGGACCGCAGGAGCCGGGCGAGTACCCCACCCTCGGCTACATCGTGGGGGATTGGATCGAGGAGAACCTGATCATCCCGGACGGTCCGCGGATGGGTGAGCCGTATCTGCTGACCGACGAGATGTGGCGGTGGATCCTCCACTACTACCGGCTGCGGGAGGACGCCGACGCCGAGGACGGCTCGGACGCGTTCCGCTACTATGGCGGGATTCTGGTGCGCCCCCAGAAGTGGGGCAAGGACCCGCTGGCTGCGGCGCAGATCTGCGCGCACGCCCTGGGCCCGGTGGAGTTCGCCGGATGGGACGCCAACGGGGAACCGGTCGGCCGACCGCACCCCAGCCCGTGGATCCAGTGCGTGGCCACCGCCGAGGACCAGACCGACAACACGTTCGCGCCGATCGTGACGATGCTGCGCGATGGGCCGTTGGCGGACACGCCTGGCCTGGACGTGGGCGAGACCCGGGTGAAACTGCCCGGGGTCGGATGGATCGAACCGGCGACCAGTTCGGGCCGTGCCCGGCTGGGCGCCCGCCTGTCGTTTGCGACGTTCACCGAGTCCCATCTGATGGTGGAGGCCAACGGCGGGGTGCTGCTGGCCAAGAACATGAAACGCAACCTGGCGGGGATGGGCGGCCGGTGGATGGAGATCACCAACGCGTGGGACCCGGCCGAGCACAGCGTGGCGCAGCGCACCGTCGCGTCCGGTGCGCCTGGGGTGCTGGTGGACTACCGGCGGCCCCGGACCCGCGTGGACCTGGACGACGAGGCCGCGGTGCTGGACGAGATCCGCTACATCTACGGCGACTCGATCGCGTCGCGGGGCGGGTGGGTGCGGGAGCGGCGCATCCTCGCTGACATTCGGGACGCGGCGGTGGGGGAGAACGAGGCGCGCCGCTACTACCTGAACTCCACCGAGGGCGGTACGACGGACGCGGTCCGCGCCGAGCGGTGGGCGGCGCTGGCCCGGCCCGGGGACGTGTTGGAGCCGGGCACACCGATCGCTCTCGGATTCGACGGTTCCCGGTCGCGGGACGCCACCGCGCTGGTCGCGTCCCGGCTGGAAGACGGTCTGATCGTGCCGCTGCACATCTGGGAGTGGGACGGCACCCAGGACTGGCGGGTGCCCAGGCGTGAGGTCGACGCGGCGGTGCGGGACGCGATGGCCGCCTACCAGGTCGCCTACCTGTACGCCGACCCCTACCGGTGGCAGGACTACCTGGACGCGTGGGAGGCCGACTTCGGCGACAGGATCATCGAGTTCCCCACCAACGTCGAGCGGCGCATGGACGCGGCGATCGAACGGTTCCTGACCGCGGTGGCCAACCAGGAGCTGGCGCACAACGGCGACGAGGTGCTGGCCCGGCACGTGGCGAACGCCGTGCTGGCCAAGGGCAAGAAGAAGCCGCCGCGGGATGACGATTCCGGTCTGCCGGAGTACTACCTGCGGCTGGTGAAGAAGAAGCACGCCCATTGGATTGATGCGCTGGTGGCGGCGGTGCTGGCCTATGAGGCGCGTGGTCGGGCGATCGAGGACGGTGTGCTGGCCGTGGAGGAGGTGGAGCCGTGGGCGGTGGTCGTGTGACCCGTGCCGGGGTGGTGGCCTGCGGCTATGTCCTCGCTCTGCTGTTGGTCGCGGTGGGGGCCGGGTGGGAACTCGGCGTGGGCTGGGGTCTGGTGGTGGGCGGTGTGCTGGCGGGCGGGTCGCTGCTGTTCCTGGTGGATCTCGACGGCCGGTCTGGAGGTGGGTGATGGCCACCCTGTGGCAGCGCATCCGTGGCCGGTCGTCGCGAGCGGCGGTGGATCCGTTGGCGCCGTATGCGGTCAACCCGTATCTGGTGGGGCCGGCAGGGCCGACGATGGGGCGGGAGGAAACCTACACCGGCGAGTTTGTGGCGGCGGTGCAGCACGCCTACCGGTCCAACGGCATTATTTTCGCCTGCAACCTGGCCAGGGCCAGCGTGTTCGCGGAGGCCCGGTTCCAGTTCCGGAGATTGCAGGACGGACGTCCCGGCGACCTGTTCGGCACCCGGGAGTTGGGGGTCGTGGAGTCTCCGTGGCCGGGTGGGACGACCGCGGACCTGCTCACCCGGATGATTCAGGACGTGGACCTGGGTGGCAACGCGTTCATCTACCGGGCTCCGAACGGCCGGTTGAAAAGGCTGCGCCCCGACTACGTCACCATTGTCCTGGGTTCGCGGTCCGAGCCGGAGCTGTTCGGGGACGCCCTGGACGCCGAACTGCTCGGCTACATCTACCATCCGCAGGGTTCGGGGCAGCTGGATGACGGGGTGGTGCTGCTGCCGGATGAGGTGGCGCACTGGGCACCGATCCCGGATCCGCTGTTCCACTACCGGGGCATGAGCTGGGTGACGCCGATCGCCCGCGAGTTGGCCGCCGATGACGCGGCGACCAACCACAAACTCTCGTATTTCCGTAACGGCGCCACGTCCGGGGTGATCGTGTCGCTGGACTCCTCGGTGACGGAGGAGAAAGCTCGCCGTTTCATCGAGTTGTTCCGCCAGCAGCACGAGGGGGTCACCAACGCCTACCGCACCGTGTTCCTGGGCGGTGGGGCGCAGGTCCACAACGCGGGCAACAACCTCCAGCAGCTCACGTTCACGTCCGTTCAGGGGGCTGGGGAGACGCGGATCGCGGCGGCGGCGGGCGTGCCTCCAGTCATCGTCGGGCTGAGCGAGGGGCTGCAGGCGGCGACCTACTCCAACTATGCGCAAGCGCGCCGGAGGTTCGCGGACGGCACGCTGCGGCCGCTGTGGAGGTCGGCGGCGCAGGCGTTGGCGGCGATCGTCGAGGTGCCTGATGGGGCGGAACTGTGGTTTGACGACCGCGACATCGCGTTCCTGCGCGAGGACCGGCGGGACTCAGCGGAGATCCAGGCGCGGCAGGCACAGACGATCCGCACGCTGATCGACGCCGGTTACGACCCCGACACCGTGGTGCCCGCCGTCACGGCAGAGAATTTCCGGCTGCTGCGGCATTCGGGGCTGTACTCGGTGCAGCTACGGCCCCCCGGTGTGGAGCAGGGCACTCCGACGAAATCGGTGCCCATCTCCAAGAAGGATGTGCCGACCGTGGTGGAGCCGAACCAGATCGATCCGAGGGACCCGTCATGACCATGTTCACCCGGGCCTACCCGCTCGACGACATCCAGGTGGAGTCTGGTGGGGACGGCCGCACCGTCGAGGCGTATGCCGCGGTGTTCGACACGCCTACGGAGATCCGTGACCGGGACGGCCACTACCTGGAGACCATCGCTCGGACCGCGTTCGACAAGACTTTGGCTGAGCGGGGCACCCGGTTCGGGGTGTTCTACAACCACGGTATGACCCTGCACGGCTCCAGTTCGGAGCGCGGGTCGGTGCCGATCGGGACGCCGTTGGAGGTGCGCGTGGACGGCCGCGGCCTGTACACCCGCACCCGCTACCACAGGACTCCGCTGGCCGATGAGGTGCTGGAGGCCATCCGCGAAGGGTCCATTCGCGGCTACTCGTTCGGGGGTGTCTTCCTGCAGTCCAATCCCGCACGGGTGCCTCGCCGACGGGCCGACGGGACGCTGCCGACCGTCACCCGCACCGAGATCAAACTGGCCGAGTACGGGCCGACACCGGTCCCGGCGTATGAGGACGCGGCGATCCTGGGTGTGCGGTCCCTGGTCGACCGGCTGGCGCACCTGTCCGCGGCCGAGCGCGCCGAACTGGCCGCGATCCTCGCCGGAGGCGAGAACAACGTGCTTGCGCCCACCACCCCCGCTTCGGGGGCCGGAGGCGACGCCGACACCCCCGACGTGGGGGCCGTCACCGAGGAGTCGGACCCCCTGGTGGGGCACCGCTCTGGCCGGTTCATGCCCGCCCGCCTGGTGCGGGCGCGACTTCACAGGATGGGAGTGCTATGAGCAGCAGCACCGGCCAGACCTCGCGGCTGGCCGAGATTGACGAACGTTTGGAGCAGGTGCGCGCCGACCTCGTCGCGTTCGCCGACCAGGGCGACCTGGACGAGGAGCAGGCGGAGCGGTTCGACGCCCTGGAGGCCGAGCTGGTCGCCCTGGAGGCGGAGCGGGAGCCGCTGGCGCGCCGCGCCGCCACTCTGGACCGGGTGCGGGCCGCGATCCAGGGCGGGCCGCGCGCCGTCGAGGCGGACCGCGGCCCGGACCTGATCAGCCAGCGCCGTGACCCGTTCGCCGACCTCGCTCAGGTCCGCACCGGCATGGTGCCCGTGTCCGATCTGCGGGCCCGCGCGCTCACCGCGATCGAGCAGGCGCCCGACTACGTGCCCGATGACCAGCGCGAGCAGGCGACCCGCCTGGTGGAGCGCGGCGACCGGCACGGCCGCATCGCCCGCCACATGCTGCTCACCGGGTCGCCCGCCTACGAGCGGGCGTTCGAGGCGGTCCTGACCGGGGAGGAGGTGTGGGCGCTGGCCCCGGAGGAGCAGGACGCGCTGCGGCAGGCGCGCGAGCACCACCGGTCCGTCAACATCGGCACCGACGCGCAGGGCGGCTACCTGGTGCCGTTCTACGTGGATCCGACGATCATCGTGCTGGGCGACGGGGTCGTGAACCCGCTGCGGCAGATCTCCCGGGTCGTGTCGATCACCACCAACACCTGGCACGGCATCACCCGGACCGGCATCGAGGTGGAGTGGCTCGCCGAGGCCGAGGAGGCCACCGGCACCCAGCCGACCTACGGGCGCCCGGAAATCCCCACCCACAAAGCCGGCGCGTGGATCACGGCGACGTTCGAGGCCGCGCAGGACACCACCATCACCTCCCAGATCGGTGGGCTGCTCGCCGAGGCCAAAGCCGAAGAAGAGGCTGAGGTTTTCACGATCGGCACCGGCACGGGGCAGCCGACAGGTGTGGTCACCGCGGTGGCCGCGGTGGCGTCCTCGGTGGTGGACACCGCAGAGGCGGGCACCTACGAGGTCGGGGACGTGTACGCGCTGCGGGGGGCACTGCCGCCCCGGTACCGCTCCAACTCGGTGTGGCTGGG